GCCCGTTAAAGGCATCGACACCCATACCTACCAAACTACCGGCAAGGTTGTTTTTGGTTGCCATGCCAAAGAGAGAGCCCAAACCTTGACCCATCTTCCCGTCATTCAGAGCATTAACTGCGTTGTAAACGCCCATAGCTGTGCGGGTAGCGGGATGCACATTCAGAGCAAACAACCCCACCTTTTTCAATTTTTGTGCCAAAGGGGAGTTATACCACGCATCTGCATCTTCTGCACGGTTTCCCGTCAAACCTAACCCTGTTTTACCTACGTTAGAAGCATCCAGACCAACCATACCATCCCAACCAGGCATAGCTTGGGCAGTAGGAGAGGCATAATTAAAGTTACTTGGAGCAGTCATTCCCAAATAACTGCCACTAAAGTCACTGCCTAAATTATAATTACCAGTAAAGTCATTCTGACTAGAGCCATACTCTCCCTCGTTAATACCACCAAAGTTCCAATTTGGTTCCCCAATCAAACTATAGTTGCCTCCATCAGAGACACCACCACCGCCATATTGCCCACCAAAACTAACACCCTGACCCCCACCCATACTGGGATCATTACCTCCACCCCCACCGTCGAGGCCTAGGCCCCCACCACCCAGGGTCATGCCTCCACCAGTGTCACTATCTGGACCATCGCCTCCAAGGCTATATTGACTCATTTTGTTTCCTTACGAAAGTAAAACAGATTTCATTGTTCCGGCATCGTTGGCCCACAAACGGACCTCACCAGAAGATGTGTTCTTATAAACTGCCCACTGAGAGGCTGAGATGTCTGCTGCGACAGGATCACCTGCCTTTGAAATAACTGAAATAACTCTAGTGTGTTGTAGTGCTGTTAGGTGATAGCGCTCTGATCCAGTACCTCCTAGGATACTTGTCAACTGGCTATGTTCCCTAGTTGCCAAATCTCCCAAAGAACTACCAGTAAAGTTGATGTTGGTCCAGATGACTGAGATAGCACCAGTGTTAATCACATTACGTAACTTCTCGTACCAGTCATTCCAGAAGGAATGTCCAGGAGGAACACCAATGGGGGTAGGGGGAAGAATAACAGCCATTACCTACCACCGATATTAAAGTCTACTTCAATGTGCCTAGCACGAAAGGGTGTATTGTCCAAATGCTCTACACGAAACACTCTAGAAACAAACTGCCCCAACCTAGTTAGGATGGGTTTATCGTTATTCAAACTAACATCCCTTGGCGTAGAGAAAGTTGCATAATCGTCATCTGAGACAGACACAGCAACTGAGGTGTCTTCCTTGTCAGCAAAGAACAGCATCCTGCTCATAAACTTGTTATGCAGGGTGTCAAAGTTCTCTCGCATAGTCTGTACGGATACAGGGAAGTCCACTCCAATGTCTTGGTGTAGGAGCTGCGTAAAGAAGAATACTCCAGCTTGACCAAACAAACCAAACAATGAAACAAAACCAAAACCAGTCACTGGAACAGTTACAGAGTATTTCATCTTGAAGCTGGATGTGTCTTGAAACTGCCACCTAGTCCACAAACGAGATTCCAAGTCTAGGGCATAAGTCTCATTACCAATAGTCAAGACATAAAAGTCGTGCCCACTGTTTGTCACTGTAGTTGCTGTGTAATCATTCTGTCCTTGCAGCACCCGACGAAGTGCCGGAGTAGCTATAGCATCAATCTTGAAATCTTCCAGAAGATAGATGTCAGGGGAAGCATTAGCTGCCTGTCCAACAAAGATTAGTTTGTTAGTGTGTGATCCTGTTCCACCCAACCACCCAATGAGTTTAACCGGGGTGTCGTTGCGTTGCAAAGGACTTCCATCAGCATTACCTGCATCAAAGAAATACTCCACACTGGCAGAACCAAATGCCACAATATAGTTATTCAATCGCGCTAAACGAATAAGAGTGTCCGGTAACATCTCAGTTGTGATGAAGTTACCGGCAGTCCAGGCAAGGGGATCACCCAAGTCACTGTTATAGATGTCGGCTGTACCAGACTTCACTACAAACAAATAGCCATCAAGGAATAGCACATGGGGTTCAAATGCTGGAGGTTGATCGGGAGAAGCGCCCACCACCACTGTGTTAGCAGAATCAATGGTAATCAAGACAGTACCATCTGTTACAACAAGTTTGGTAGAACCATCGTCATAGTTGAACTCAGTGAAAGTTACATCACCTTCTGTAGAAGTGAACGGTGTGAGGGTAGTGATAAACACCCCATCAGCAGCATTCACAACGTCAATGGCAGTGTCATAGGAGATGAATAGTTTACCCTGATCTTCCCAGTAGTACATCCCACGGATGTTACCGTTCTCCAACTCATACTGATATTCACGACAACCATCTCGCTTTACAAAGATGTAGTCATTGTCGTTGGTCTTCTTATTCATAACCAACTCAAAGAAACCGTTGGTTGCAACAGAAAGATTAGTGCCTCCATGGTCTCGGGTAGTTATCTCCCAAATGAGTTTTACATCCTTTGACTGGTAGGTACTTTGTGAAGGTGCCTTAGTAAAAGCCATTTAATAATTCCTAGTTGGGAAGAAAGTAATTGAACCATCTTCAATACCAAAAGCTGCTGCTGCACTCAAATACTTGTCTGCCCTACGTTCCATCTGACGCCGATCTTCCAGAGGAAGGCCATACTCATCAGACAAGAGGTCGGCCAGTCCATAGATAATGGCATTGTACCATTCTTGTGGAAGGTCCAGAGTTTCTGTACCTGAAACAAACATGCCCAAGGGTGCTTGATAAATCAGAGAAAGGGTATCACCAGAAGTATTGGGCGTGGGCCACACACGCAACTCACCATAGTTAATCTTAGGTGTGTAGTTGATGTTAACAACGGTGCCGTCCGAGTTGATGGGTAGCATGTTAAAGTTGTACTGGGGCTCAATAGTCAAATCAATCTGACTGCTTGAACCGCTCACTGTTAACAACGCCTGCAACACCTTAAGCGGAAACGGTTGGTTAATGGTTTGACCAATACCAATGGTGTATGTGTCTTGTCCACTCACCATGGGAATGTCTAGGGTGGTCCGTTTCCACAACATAAGACCAAAGGTCTGAAAGGTGGCTAGGAGGCCATTAAGGGCCGTAGAACCGTCGGAGAGCTGTGTTGCAGTGGGAGACTCCCCCTCACCCAGTACAGTGAGCTTCCGTAGGGCAGCAGTGATTAGCTCCTCCCTAGTAGCTTGCCAAATTGTTTGAGAAGCAGTCGCCATAGTTATTTATCCATTTTATGATCTAGTTTATCTGAGATTCGCTGGAGCATCGCTCGTAATTCTGTGGCAAACTCCTTGAAGTCATTCTTTGGAACATAGTCCTTTGCAATTTCTTCTCGTAGTGCGGAGAGGTCTGCTTTAAGACTACTAACAGCATCCCACAGTTGTCGTGCAAACCAACCCACCCCCGTCATTCCAATACCAGCAGCCCAGTTAATAAAAGTCTGATACTCTTCCATTACGCACACCTTCCAATTTCACGCCACTGTGTACCACTCCATACCAAGGTGAGACTACTACCCACCACTGCGGCAAAGTTGGCCCCACCATTAAGCCGCATACTTGCTCCGTTTAAAACAGTTAAAGCAGCAGCAAACAAAAGAGTAACTACCCGTCCTGGGTAACCTCCATTGAGCGTTCCAAAGTTGGTTGTGCCAGTAACTAGAAAAGTCTCACCACCATTACCAATAAGGTTCAGAGGATCAGCAGAAGCCGCTGAAGGGAGCAACCAGTTAACTGCCCCATCGACCATCGTCACTCCACCTGCTGGTGCAATGAAGTTGATGTTAAACAGGGAGAGTCCAGAAGTCGAAACAGTGACGTTAAAAGGTTTTGTCAGATAGTCACGAATCTTGGGACTATGAACATATACCCCACCAGTGGCCGAGATTTGGAAAGCGTAATTACAGTTACGCAACAAACCACCAAACCACATCACCCCCTGAATGTTCAAGACATACGCACCAATAGAACAGGCTACCGCGTCACTATGGGCAACTTCCACATGCCCAGAAGACCCGTTGAAGTTGTAGCCCTGAGCCTTGCCTGCCGCATAACAAGACGTGATCTTGTTGTCCACCGCAGTACCCTCAATCAAGAAACCAACACTGTTTGCATGAACTGGTACACCAGCACTAACGGGACCGTCTGCGGAGCATCCAATAACTTCCGCTGCGTTGGTGTTGTGTAGGCGAATACCCCGGAAATAACCATAGCTAAAACAGTTGGTGATTTTGGGCCAATCCACCGTGTCGTGGAAGTGAAAGGCAATGCCACCACGAGTCAGGATGAGCTGTGTAG